CAAATTTGCTTCGATCTTCGTGACAATTCACAAACTGTTACGATGCGCCTTAAGAGAGGATTATGATCCTCGGCACCAGGCCTCGGTCTCGTGTTTACAAGGGAGGGACCACTCATTTATTAATGGTGGCAGGACAGTCCCGCTAATCGGCAATGACTGTCTGGCCAAGCTCGATAAGCTTGGACGCCGATTGCTCAAGAGAGCAAATATCGGTTGGGAAGCACTTATTAGTACACTTCTCCTTGCCATCCCAGATTTGGAAATGGCAAAGGGGCAACAGACGCTCTCTGCAGTGTTCCGCCTAAAGAGGTGGTACTACAGGACGTTCGCCTTTAATCAAAGGCAACCCCTCTCGGAGCTTAAGCTACTGAGTAAATGGGCCACGTACTATGCTGCGTGGGATGCCTCTAATAAGAGGCCCGCCCTGGTGGCCTCGTCCACACCAGGTTATCGCCCATCTGGTCTCGACCTGAGGCCCTACGGCCTCGGCCTCGTTCCAGAAAAATGGCTGTCAATTGACTTTTCGACCAAACCAGAGGTAGCGCAATTGCGTTTCTACCAAAAACTGGCTGGTATCGGTAGGTCTCTGCCATCAGGAGATGGGATCACCCGTACAGAGGGCGTCATCAAATTTGTTGACGCGACACACACCCCCAAGAGTGTGTCGGCTCGGACTGTAATGGTCCACCGTGCTATTGCACGGAAGGCATCAGCTAGGGCCGCATCCGCGATAGCGGACAGAGCATCGCACCTTTCATTAAAGGCCAGCTCGTGCTTCGAGTTATCACAAGAAGATGGGGGACAGGCAAGATACTGCACTGTCGAACTTAGGAAGTTTCTTCGGAGAAAACTCCGTTCCCTCTTCCGGCCCGGCGTAAATTTATGCGGGGCTGTAGACCCTTTCGGACAACCACTGTTCCCGTTCCTAGAGGAATCACGCCTCTCGCCACGGGGACAGTGGGCGATCCTGGGGGGGCTACGACTGGGTCAGATATTATATCGCCAGTCGCCGATAGTCGCCAATTGGCGCTTCGGACAGCTTTCCGAAATGTCGGAACTGTCATTTGATGGCCTAGACGACTGCACAGGCAAGCAACTGCTCCTGTGGTCGATCTGGCGTTGTGACACAGACGGCACAGCATCGCCTGGTTACTATGGTACCAATTATTTAACTTGGTCCGGGAACTTCGTCGTTCCGGACATCAAACTAATTAGTTTCATGTCGCAACGTCGCCTGCCGAAAATCCGGGTAGGCGTCAACGGAATACCTGGCTTGAAGGCCAGAGTAGTCACTGTTGCAGAGGCAGCTGTTAATATACTGATGCAGGGGCTCAATTGGCTCCTGCGTGCCTCAGTTAATCGTCACCCATATTTGAGTGAGATAGCCGAATTCGGCTCTGACACGCTCTATTGGGCGTCTCGGAAGATGCGCTGGGCGACTCATCAGTCATGTGCTCCGACAACATTTTGTGAGAGCACAGATCTCAGCGCAGCCACGGAATCGTTTGCCAGGCCATTAATTAATGCCTGGTACTCTGGGTGGCTAGCGGGCCAGCAATTGCCGGTCCATCACCCCCTGTATATTTACAGGGAGCTAGTTGTAGGGTCTCGCAGTTTTGATGAGTGCTGCAGACTCTGGCTCCCCCCAGAAATGGGAGGTGGCCTGTTCGACCTCGGTAAATTTATCGGGGATCGATCACACGTGACAGGGACCCTATTGGGTGATGCTTGTTCGTTCAGTATTCTGAATATAGCATCCATTTGCCTTGTCGATTATACGCGGGCAGCTTACACTAATCAGTGTAAGGCAGTCGAAGTGACCTCATCTCTAATCAGAGATGGGCCTCAGTGGTTGAGATCATACCACCTCATCAAAGGTGATGACAGGTTCACCTTCGCGGGCCCTCAATGGAGGGCTGCATCAATTGATGTCGCCGCGCTTTCCCTCGTTGAACTCAGCGATGGAAAAGACACCATCAGCCAGTACTCTGGAAATTTCACAGAAGACTGGTGCCTGAAAGAGGCCGATGGTGTGTGGCGTTACCGTGACTACATTAAACCACGGTACTATTCCAGAGCTGCAATTGAAGGCTCTGAGTGGCGCGACATAGCTTTTACTAAAGCTAATGCCATAAGTCGCCGGATCGGATATCTCCGGGACGGCTCCAGTGACGATATCACTGAGGCGAAGGTTGCCACCTCGCTCTTCTATCGTATTCATAAACACGTAGAAGATCTCTGGTGGACACCCGCCTGCTTACCAATCCAATTGGGTGGTGCAGGTTTGCCGGTCAGATTTGACTGGGAGGAGACCTTGATGTCAATTGACACCAGAATCCTTACCATTCTAGCAAAATTGCTTCGTGGTGAGCTACCAGGTCGACAGTCCACAGATTTGTGGCTTGTTTTGGGCCGATTGGCTGCCAGGGACCCAAAAGGGCTCTCTGATCGTGGTAGCTGGGGCTGGACGTTCGCGAACATAACGTTCGACCAGCCAGATGCACTCATTCTCGACTATGGAGGAGTGCCAAACGATATGCCTATCAGGAGCAGCCTCTTATTAGATCTGCTCGAAAGGCGACAGGTTTCCATTCCTAAATTTAGTAATGGGGCCGTAAACTGGCGATCCCTTAACGAATACGTTGAGGGCGTTCTCAACAGGATACCCCTTCATAAATGTATGAAAGAAATAGAGCGTGTTCAAAATTTTCAACATGCTCTCCTGGGTGAGCATAATTCCAGCGCAACAGTTATGACTGTTCGCAGGTATTCTTCCTTCTGGGTGTCTTTTATTAAGGACACGACCGGTGATCAATCGGACCGAAGGTGGTTTTTGGATAACTTCAAGACCAGGCAAGACCTAATTAGGTTCACCAAGAATAAGTTAGCCTCCTTGTATATTCACAAGGCGAGCCAGCTCTATTCAGAGCTGACTTCAGGTCCTACTCTGAAGGTGTCATGGCAGTCTTAAGGACTAAGCCGAAGCTCGGCCCCGACTGAACGACCAGTTTACTGGTGCCAGTCTTGACTCCCGCCACCTCACTCGTTAGAGTGAAGAC